ATGGCATCTTTAAAGAAGAAGTTACGTGAAAAGTTCACTTGGTTCATGCCATGTCGCACGCCAACTAACACAACCTACCTTATCCACAAATTTTGTTCAGAACGCGACCGGGTCATAGAGACAGATTATTCAAAATTTGATGGATCATTATCGCGGTTTTTACGCATTGAAGTTGAGCAGAAGATAATGAAGAGAGCGTTTAACAACGATCGAGCACTTGAAGCGCTGCTAAAACGTGATCTTCAACTACCAGCATCCACCACCAGCAGGGTGCGATATCAAACGGGGTATGCCAGAAATTCTGGATCACAGTCAACTACAATTGGCAATACTCTTATCAATGCGTTTGTTGCTTACTGTGCGCTACGATTAACACAGAGCCAGCCATCCAAGGCCATGCAAAATATAGGACCAAAATTTGGTGATGATGGGATTGATGCAATTACTCCCGCACACATGCTCAAGGTTGCCAAGGATCTCGGGTTATCAGTGAAGATTCAGGAGCGGAACACAGATGATTTCGTCACGTTCTGCGGCAGATATTATATCATGCCAAAGACCCACCAGCACTCCATCTTCAATGTTGCCAAAGCTCTCGCATCTCTGCCAATAGCCTTTGGGGCTGATAAGAATCAAAGATTAAATCACTTAAAGGCAAAGATAACGGGATATTTGGCCATGGACCCTGAGACACCGCTATTAAGTCACTACGCACGGCAACTCCTTAAGATCTACAAACTGGACAACGTGAAAGCAGATTTCGGAAGAGACTTAAATACCAAGTACAAGGCCGAACAAGGACCTTGGCCGAGACAAAATGATGCTGCAGTGATTGACAAGGAATCAATTGTCATAGCAGGCATGCTGAATCTGCAACCACAGGATCTACAACCTATTATAGAGGCAATAACATCGTGCAATCAACCGGGGGACATTGGTAAAGTTGTACAACTCCCTCCACAGGCCATAGTGGAGCCCTCGTCTCACGTTTATGCTGTACCATCTGGGCGGAGGAGGTCGGGCCCTCTAAATCAACAATAAAATGAATAAAATGAATGGTAACGGCAATGGCCGCAACTCAAAATCTGCAAACGCAGGCAAGAAACGGAATGGAGGAGGTAATGGCAATGGCAAAACGAATAATACGTTGCGTTCGCTTGGCTATACAGGTCAAGCTATGCCCGTATCGTATGCTATGGAGAATCGCCGACCGGTAAGGAATTCCAACTACAAACATTGTGGATCCGATTTTATGGGAACAGTAACAGTTAAAGCAGACATCTCAGACCCATCAGATAGGATTCTACAAGTGTTTCCAATTACACCATCTGCTTTTCCCGGGACAAGGTTGACACAGTTCGCTTCATTGTACGAGTTCTATAAGTTCA